CTTCGCCAAAGAAATAATGGAGAAAATGGGTGTCTGATCCAATCTGGCAGGAAGCATTGGAGCTGGTAGCCGCGACGCCCGACGACACGGACAAGGGCGAGCTATGGACCAACAATAACAACGCAACGGTGGGGGCGCGTGGCAGGTTGCACAGTTGCGATAACTTCATCCATTGGCTGACCAGCGTGGATTGTTTCACATCGCCCCATTTCGGCAATGAGGCGCAGATCATCTGCGATGCCTGGCTCGCTATCCTGAACGACGTGCCGGTTGGGGAATCGCCCCATGCCACGGAGAACGGCATTGTCATTCGCGACGGCAAGCGGCTTTCGACGCAACTTCTCCTGCATACCTATTACGCCGAACGGATCGACACGATAAAGCCGATGCGCATCCTCGAAATCGGCGCAGGCTTCGGCGGCCTGGCGCGCATCCTCAATACCAAGACGCCACGGCAATACACCATCCTCGACATTCCCGGTTCGCTATTCTGCAGCTACGTCTATCTCAAGACGCATTTCCCCGGCCGCATCTTCACATGGTGCCACACTGCGGACGACTTGGCGGCGCCGGCAGACTTCCGCTTCGTGCCTGCGCGTCTATGGAAAGACCTGATGTGCTACCGCTTCGACATGGCTGTGAACACCTGCAGTTTGGGCGAGATGCTGCCGGAAACGGTGGCGGATTACATGCGGTTGATCGGGGAAACCTGCCAATATTTCTACAGCCACAACCGCGCCGGCCTCGAGCGTATGCCACCGCTGCCCATGGATACCGCGCTGCCCGCGGTTCCCCTGGACAGCAAGTGGGAGATCCTTTTCGATGAAACCGAAGGCAAGGCGCAGACCGACCCTGCAGCCCCGCCATCGCGTGAACTGCTGGTGCGCCGCCTCCCCGAATATCCGATCAACGAAGCAATCTTCGGGAAGAGCTTTCGCGATTTGCCGGATGGCGTTGATGAGATGCGCGCAAAGTATGCCAGGGAAGATCCCAAATAATGCGCACGCTGATTGCCTGCCAGACTCATCTACGGACACCGGATGAGCAGAAGCTACTGCAAGTGTGGGAACAGATGCGAATCAACGATCAGGTGGGTGATCTGCTAATCATCGACAGCGCAAGCCCGTTGCCATTGCCGCTTGGGAAGCATTGGACACGCAGCCTGATTCCCAACGACGATCATATTCCTGATATGCTCACACCTTGGATGGCGGCGCGCTTCCACAATGCGCTGGGCCACCCCTTCCATGATGGCGTGCTTGAGCGTTCAGGCAGCGACCGTGCCTTTATCAAGATGCTCGAGATTGCCATCGCCAGCGGATACGACAAGTTCGCCTACATCGAGATGGACCTGCTGTTCGCGCTTCCTGTGCAGAGCATCTTCGATCGGATGACCAAGCCATGCGCCTGCGGGCCTCTGGTGACGCACGGCAAGTTCCCCGAAACCGGCCTGCTGTTCATGGACGTGGAATATGTCTGGAAGCATGACGTGATTGGCAAGTACAACTGGAAGGGCAGCGTTATTCCCGAGGGCGAGAAGAGGCTTTGGAATATACTGGGCGACAACCTCGAGATATTGCCGTTGCGTGGCCATCGCGACGGTGGGGGCACCAAGCCGGGAGAACTGGCCGAACTGTGGCCTGATGGCATCGATTTCATCACGCACGCAACAATGCCGGTCTTTGCCGACTTCCTGCGCTTTCACAACTATCCAGAATTGGCGGAATTGCTATGACACTCAAGGACGCAGTCGAGATTGTTCGCCTCGTGAAAGATAACAATTCAGGATTGGGGCCGCTTGAATGGGAAGCTCTTGAAATGGTGCTTGAAGTATCCGAGGCGTTACTTGCCTCTCCAAAGGAGCAAATTGAATGATTCTCACCCCGGATCAGTGGAACTTGATAGGCGCCCGCTGCCACGAAAAGGCGCAGTTCAACGCGGCCATCCACAATTTCAGGAAGGCATTGGAGATTGACCCCAACCGCCACGACATCCGCGCCAACCTGGCCGATAACCTGCGAAGGATCTGGGAGTTTGACGAGGCGCTGATCGAGCTCAACTATGCCTGCCGTAACGGCATGTTCGACAAGGCGCAGTTTATCTTCGGCTGCACCTATCTCGACATGGGACTGGCTGAAAAGGCACTTAACTATTTCACCCGCAAACTCTGCACGACGCCCTATGCGAGGGACTGCCGCGGCCAAGCCATGCTGGTGGCCGGACGATGGAAGGAAGGCTTCGAACTACGCGAAGCCCGCCTGGAAATGACGGCCTGGGGCAAGCCTCCGGTTCCCTTATGGATGGGCGAGCCACTCGAGGGCAAGCGCGTGGCGATCCATCATGAGCAGGGCTATGGCGACGCCATCGCCTATGCCCGCTGGCTCAACCAGATGTCCCCAGGTTCGTATTCGCTGGGCGTGCCCAGCCAGTTCGTGAAGCTGTTCGCAGCCTCGTTCGAGTGCCCGGTATTCAATACCAACGAACCCTTCCCAAGGGACGTGGATTATTACCTGCCCATCATGTCCCTTCCCCATCGGCTTTTGGTCAGCGAAATGACCTTCGACAAGCCCTATATTCGCCCGCTGGGCAAATTCGACTGTCCGGTGGACCCTGACACCAAGATGAAGGTTGGTTTGGTGTGGCGGTCAAAATCGGGGCTTATAGACCCTACCCAACCCAATGTTGGCATTCACGGGATGCAGAAATCGATCCAGCTCGAGCAGCTATTGCCTTTGGGGGATATACCGGGCGTGACGCTATACAGCCTGCAGCAGGGCGGGCGAGAGGAGATTGAACGGTTGGGCGCCGATTACCTGATCTACGACCTCGCATCCAAGACGATGGACTTCAACGACCTTGCATTGTTCATGCAGGAAATGGACCTAATCGTGAGCGTGGACACCGGGCCATTGCATCTTGCGGGCGCGATGGGGCTGGATTGTGTCGGGTTGCTTTCCTGCCGCGGTGGCTGGCCTTATCCCGGCAAGGGAAAGACCACGCCCTGGTATCCGACGATGGAATTGATCTGGCAACCGACGCCGCATGACTGGAAAGGTGCGATCGATGAACTCTGCGCCACCATACAGGCGGAAGTAAGCATGATGAGTCAGCCCGAGCCCGTGTTAGTTGAAAGCATGTAGTTTTAGGCGTATCGTCGGCAAAATCAGCCAAAGTGAGGCCAGATTTGCCCTCAGTCAGCAAGAAGCAGCACAATTTCATGGAAATGGTGGCACATGATCCCGCCGCCGCCAAGCGTGTTGGTGTGCCTCAATCGGTGGGCCAGGACTTTGCCGACGCCGACAAGGGCAAGAGCACCAAGGAACTGCCCGAGCATATCAAGCCCAAACTCGCCAAGATGCTGATGGGAAAGAAATGAGCGGCGGTTTTAGATATAGCGCGGATTTTGCTGAGCGTCTTGCCGAGATCGAAAGGCGGGCTGAAAAGCTGATTGCCGAATGCCCCAACTATATGGGGAAAGACGAGGCTTACATGCGGGTTTACGCTGAACTGGAGCATGAGGCGTGGCAAGCTTTGGAAACTAGTAAACTCAATGAAATACGCGATTTGGGTACATGAAAACCATCGACATCCCGCGCCCTCCCGAAAACGCCAGCGTAGAACAATGGCAGGCATGGTGGGAGAACATGGTAGAGCAAATGGAAATCACCATCGCCATGCTCGAGAAGGTCGAGATCGACCGACACAAGATCCCGTTGGATAGCTGATGGCTGATGACAAAGCACAGAAGCTGGCCCGCATGCTGATGGGCACCCAACCAGCGCAAGCCGCTAGTGGGCCGCCATTGCAGGCATTAGCAGACCAATTGATGCCGCCAGCTCATATTTTACCACCCCCGGTAGGATATAGCGCAGCCCCTTCGCGCGCCGCGGTATCACCGGCCAATGTCGTGCCCGCAATCCAAGTTATGCATCCAAATGGGCGCGTTGAGGTATTCACAGGGCGCCCGGGAGAGTTGCACGAAGGGGCTGCAATGAAGGTGCCGGCGCAGTATTTCAATGCTGCCCCCAATGCACCACGCATGGATGCCGGATTTGTTGATGCTAAAACTGGACAATATCTTACCAGAGATGAAATGGCTTCTGCGACCGGCTTATGGGAAGCCTCGCAATTGCCCGCAGTGCAGAAGAAATTAGAGATGATTCGCGCAACAAACAGCGAATAATTACAAAAGGTTACCAATTCTAAATGGCACGCCCACACAGACCCGCAGGACCATGGTCAGAGAAAGCCTTTAGAGACGCATTACGCGTGGCTATCCTTGAGAAGCAGGGCAGCCACCCAAAGCTGCGCTTATTGGCAAGCAAACTCATCGATAGGGGCCTCGAGGGCGACGTAACGGCAATTCGTGAGATTGCAGACCGGCTGGATGGCAAGCCCGCCCAGACCGTGGATCTGGCAGTAACGGATGAGCGCACCGTCATCAGAGCCCCTGAGCCCGCGCAGACCGCCGAGGAGTGGCGCGCCTCGCTGCCCAAGCCTCACTGATGGATGGCAGGCCCATCCGCATAGGCTGGGAGCCGCAGGCTGGCCCGCAGTGGCAGTTCGTTCGCTGCCCTGTGTTTGAGGTGTTCTTTGGAGGTGCCCGCGGTGGAGGAAAAACGGATGCTGCTCTTGGAGAATGGGCCAGCCATGCTGATCTCTTCGGGGAAAACGCTATCGGTCTCATGGTACGGCGCACCCTCGTACAGCTTACGGAGACGATTGAGAGATCGAAACAAATCTTCCGACCCCTCGGAGCCAAATATCACGAACAGGATAAGCTCTGGCGCTTCTCCAACGGAGCAAGACTAAGGTTCGCCTACCTCGAGCGAGACGCCGATGCCGACGGCTATCAGGGCCACAGCTACAGCCGCGTATACATTGAAGAAATAGGCAACTTCCCGAGCTCTGTCCCGATCATGAAGCTGATGGCGACGTTACGATCGGGCGCGGGCGTGCCCTGCGGCTTCAGGGCGACGGGCAACCCTGGAGGGCCCGGGCATCAGTGGGTAAAGGCTCGTTACATCGACCCCGCGCCGCTTGGATGGGAGATCATCACCAGTGAGTTTACCAATCCGTTCACAAGCCAAACGGTCAAGCGAGACAGGGTCTATATCCCTTCTCGGCTTGACGATAATCGCTACCTCGGACCTGAATACGTCGCCAATCTGCATCTCTCTGGGAACGCTGAACTTGTTCGCGCGTGGCTTGAAGGAGACTGGTCCGTCATTGCCGGAGCCTTCTTCCCTGAATGGGATACGCAAAAGCACGTAACGAAACCCGTAACGTTACCCAAGGACTGGGCGCGCTTCCGATCGATGGACTGGGGCTCTGCCAAGCCCTTCTCGGTAGGCTGGTGGGCCATCAGCGACGGAGCGTTATCGCAGTTCCCGCGAGGCGCACTGGTCAGATACAGGGAATGGTACGGCGCCAGCGAACCCAACGTGGGCTTGCGAATGAACGCCCAGCAGGTTGGAGAAGGGATTGTTTCACGTGAAACAGAACACATCACCTACAGCGTCCTGGACCCCGCCGCTTGGGCTAGTGATGGAGGCCCAAGCATTGCTGAACGCCTTGTCGCGGCGGGGGCCAAGGGGTTCCGACGCGCGGACAACGCCCGCACTGGCCGTCTGGGAGCGATGGGCGGCTGGGATCAGCTCAGGCAGCGGCTTGTCGGGGAAGACGGCCGTCCAATGCTCTATGTCTTCGACACCTGCAAGGACCTGATCCGCACGCTACCGGCATTGCAGCACGATCCCAACCGACCGGAAGATGTGGATACCGCGGCAGAGGACCACGCGCCCGACGAGTGCCGTTACGCCTGCATGAGCCGCCCATGGGTGCCCGAGAACAAGCCGGTAAAGGAGCCTATCTTCCGCGGCCTGTCGATTGGTGCCACTAATACGCCTGATGCGCCCACGGTTGACCAGATCTGGGCTGACCATGCGCGGCACAGGGAGCGGGAATGATCAAGGTCAAGGGCGAGAAACCCAAGGCGTTATGGACCTATCCCGAGGATGCCGAGGAACTGAAGACGTTACGCGCCGAGGTCGAGAGGCTACGCAAGCGTAACGTTACATTAGAGGCGATGGTAACGAAATCCGCCGTCAGTAACGTTACGAGACAGCGGGCCTATCGCGAGAGGAAGAAGGCCAATGAAGATTGAACAGCTGGAAATGTTTGGGGGCGGTCTGATGATAAGGGCCAACACTCGCTATGGGAGGGCAACCTTTGCCATCTCTCGCGAGGAGCGGGCTGGATTGGGGGATCGGCTTGCCAATGTAATCGCCTCCCGCGCGGTGAATGCCGAGTATTCATTAAGAAACAGGCGTACCGATGCCGAATGGCTGGCCGAGACGGTCGGGGCCGATGGCTGACGAGACCTCATGGGTGCTGAAGGCTGTAGAGGCCGAAGCCTTCAACCGGGCCGCTGACTTCGTCTTGAAGAATCCGAAACTTCACATCCGCATCTTTGGGCTGACCCACGACCAGATTCGCGCCTTGATGGATTATTACGAGGACCATGCAGGAAAGCCCGCGCACCTGATCCTGAAGGAAAAGGTAAATGGCTGACCCGATCTACGACAGCGAGGATGGGGCTAACGCCGAGAACCCCGGCGGAGTGGCCGACTACTGGCTGAACCAGATTGCCTACGCCGAGCGCAAGATAAAGAAGTTCAGGACGCGCGGCGACCAGATCATCCGCAGATACAAGAACATGCGCAGCACCGCGGTTCCCACGGTCACCAACGTAACGGTCGGCCAGCGCAGGATGAACATCCTCTACAGCAACGTGCAGACCATGATGCCGGTACTGTACGCCAATACCCCCAAGCCCAACGTCACAAGGAGGAACAAGGACAAGAACCCCGCAGGGCGGTGGGCGGCCATCGTGCTCGAGCGGGTGCTGACCAATACGCTCGATATGCAGGACTTCGACCACGTGCTTGAACAGGATGTAGAGGGCCTGCTTTTGCCCGGCTATGGCTGTTCGATGGTTGAATACCTGCCCCAGGTCGAAAACGATCAGGTTGGCTGGCAAGAAGCCCGGCTCAGATACGTGAACTGGAAGGATCAGCTAACGAACCCTGCGCGCTATTGGCAGGAAGTGAAATGGTGGGCGTATGTAAGCTATCTGACGCGCAGGGAAGTGCGGAAGGCTTATGGTCCGGAGATAGCCGAATCCATCGTGCTGGATCACA